TTTTCTATTAGACTTTTCAGGACAGAACAGCCGAGCTTCTTGACCGGACCAGTAGTTCTGACACCCATCTGAGATTGTGACCCACCAAAACCGCTACCAATAACCTGCCCTGCTCTACCTTTATATACAGACTGTAGGACATTCTCATACTCAAGATCTTGATATAGGATATCTGCGACCTGTGCTCCGATATCATTGAGTTCAATTAGGCAGTAGGCTTGGTTGTATTTGTCACAGACACTGCGGATCGCAGTAGGATATACAAGCGGTGAAATCGTATTGTTTCTGAATCTCGCAACAACCTTATACGGACTAGTCGTTATGTCCACAACAAGAAAGGCGCTGTAATCTAAACCTTGACCACGAGCGGTGTCCACAGCCATCACATAGAGATGGTCTTCTTTGGGTTGTTCATATATCATCAAACCATCATTGTTATTGTCTATTGGAGATATGAAATTTAGACAATGTAGCTTTGACGAAGAGATCAGTGTGTTCGTTGAACCAATGAAGTCACACTCAAATTCTGTCTGGAACTGTTGTTCGCTTGTATTTGCAATCTGTTGAGCTTTCCACTCTTGATCTCTTAGGGGTCCACCGGGATACTTAGGAACCTGTGACCAGTGTATCTCAATTGGAATATATTCGTTCTTACCTCTCTCACCCTCTCGTTTGGTTGCTCCCCTCCAGTAATGGTAAAATAGATTGAGTCCGTTGGGGGTTGACACCATTAGAACCTTTGTGGACTGTCCAGAGGTGATTGTGGGGTACACAGAGCTAAAGAATTCCTCTGCAATATTCTGGGGAACGTGTGCAAATTCATCAAGGAAGATCATGTTAAACGATCCACCACGGACTGCGGATGCAGATGTGGATGACGCTATGATTCTTGATCCGTTCTCTAGTTCGAGTGAACCTTTATTCCATTCAACAATTCCTTGCTGGAGCCATAGAGGGAGATATTCATATGCCATTTTTAGACGGCTAAGGATTTCTCTTGCTGTGGATTGCTTATTTGCAAGGACCGCGACAGTCATGCTCTGATTGAAAAGAACATAGTGAAGAATATAGGAAATCATTGTTGTGGATTTACCAGACTGTCGAGGTAGCTTTGATATTACAAATCTATTATTATGTACAGCATCTACAATCTCTTCCTGATAGTCATACAGATTGAATGGCACAAGACCCTCATCTAGAGATACGACTTTGACGTATTTCTTGATAAAGTAGATAGGATCCTGAGCACATTTCATGTACTCCTGAACCTGATCCTTTGTAAACTCAATTCCAATCCCCGCCGGTTTTAAGTTTGCATTACCTAAATATCCACCCTTTTTACTTGTCATCTTCCTTCACTTCATGATTAACATCAATAATTTCTTTGTTTCTACTCCTGTCAGGGTTGATCAGATCCTGTAGTTCGGAAGTAG